ACGGGCTGCACTTTCCGGTAAGGCATCCGCCAGGTCATTACGAACCAGCCACCAGCACAGTTCCGGCATTGTCACAACGTGACTGTCATCAAAACCGAGATCCCGACGCACAACAGACAATACCCAGCGGGCACAGTTATCCGTTGCCATTGATTCCAGCCGTTCCGTGAACTGATCGCGCAACTGGTTATCGCAGTGCCAGCACAGACGGATTGCGCCCGGCGCGTGCCGCATTGTGGTCATGTTCTCGCTGTGCCAGTCGGAATGAGGCCACTGACAGCCCTTTTCACGAAGTAACCAGCTTTCAAGACATTCCACGCCACCAGCACGACGGATCACTGCCTCATTGCGGAACACGCCCCGAACGGCAGGATCATCCGCCAGCGGTTGTGATACCGCCGGAACGGCACCACTGGCAAAAGATGAATAACGTTCCGGCTCAGGCTCCAACAGGACACGCCCCTGCATAAACAGGGGCATCAGCTCTGAACCTGGCCTGAACAATACGATCCCCATACGCGGGGCAATTTCAGGAGTCAGTAGTGCTCTCACGGTCACCTCAATGAACGGTATCGAGCAGCTTTAACAGCTCAGGGAATCGGGATTCGAAGAAATGCGGCTGCGTCTCGCGCGGATTTGCGGGACTGGTGATGTTCTTGCCGAACATGCAGCCTTTCGCTGTCAGCGACCAGAATTTTTTGATGTTGTTAATCGCAGTGCGGCTGTATCGTTCACGTTGTTCAACGATCCCCAGCTTCGCCATCTGGTGATATGCCTGATTAGCTGTCAGGCGGATACCATACTGCTTCAGCAGTGCACTCAATGATAGCGTGGGGCGGCTTGAGCCATCAGGCGCGTCAGCAGGAGCATCAATGGCATAGCGCGGTGCCAGATTCGGTAAGCCAACAGCCTCCTGGAGTTTCTGACAGGCACCAAGCACTGAAGAGTTAGACAGGTTTAACTCCCGGCGCATAAAGTCCAGCAGGATCACGCCAGCCTGCATCTTGTCAGCAGCCTGTCCGGATAATTTTTCCGGTGCGCTGGTTACCATATCGAAAGTACGGATCACCTTCAGATGGAATGACGGGCTGATCCACATTGCATAGGCATACACCAGTTCCTTGCAGACATACGTTCCCCGTTCATTTCCCCCATGAATCACACTCACCGGGTCAACACCCAAATTCTGGGTGTTGGTCAATTCATGAACAAGCTCAACAGTTTGTTGGCTGGAAAGAAACTTTCCCGGCTCCTTGGTTCTGGCATTTGCACCAGATGCTACTGCTGCGCGATGCAGATCGTTCAGGCTGTAACGCCCATAAGCATCACGACGAACTTCAATACCATCAATGACCATCAGATTATTCATACTTCGTTTCTCCTCTTAATCAGGCGGCTGCACCCGCCGTTTTCTCGTACTTACTGATAGTGATCTCGACCTTCCCTTCCGGGATAACCGGTCCCCACTCCACCAGCATTCTTTTCACCTGACTGTCGTCTTCCCACACACCCGCGTGGGTCAGGGCGTCAAACAGTGCCTTGTTATAGTTGTCCAGATCGCGGATCCGGTTATCCGGAGGAAACAACACGATCTCCACTGAAGCAGGTGCCGACGTTGGTTTTGGCAGACGACGTAACTGCTCAACTATTGCTGCGCACGCCGCGCTCTGAAATTTTCGCCCCGCCGCGCTTATCAGGCTCTTACCAGAAAATGCCCCTTTGTTGGGGTGTCGCCAGTACGTGTTCACGCTGGGCGGAAAAGGCAAGATCAGCTTCATACTTTCAGGCCCCTCTCATGTAACCAGTGGGTTGCACGCAGCCTTGCGTTTTCCTCACCGGCAAGCAGTGCGCGGATAATCCCGACCGCCTCGCTGTCGTCGTCCTTCACCGCGGTATGAAGCGTTATCCCCCGGGCCACTCCACGCTTTATCGTGATGACGCCTTTTTTCTCCAGTGCGCGAAGATGCTCCACCGCTGCATTCACTGAACGGTATCCCAGCATGGTTGCCACCTCCTGATTGGTTGGCGGAAAGCCACGCTCTTTCTGATAAGAAATCAGCATATCCAGCACCTGCTGCTGGCATTGAGTTAATGTCGTCATGCCGCCATCTCCCTGACCAGTTTTTCCGCCTGCTGGCGAACCTGCGCCAGAAACGCCTCACCACATGCCTCAAGTTCATCGCGCCCGATGTAGCTGATTGCCGGTCCCTTCCAGGTCTTGTCAAAAACAGCAATAGCACCAGCGAAAAAAGCTCCTGTCGGTACCTGCTTCTCGTCTTTCGGGATAAACCAGACAGGCAGTTCAAAACCAATACGCCCGCGAATAAAAGCAATATGATCTGCATCTTCCGGCCACCACACTTCGCTGGTGGCAGCTTTGATCAGGAAAACATAGCGCCCGCCCTTATCACGCATGGCACTGGCATGTTTCATGATGTAACGCATGCCGGTGATGTATTGCCCCTCATGCTGACTGGCGCGGCTGTATGGAGGATTACCAAAGGCAGCACCTTTAAGCTCCGCAAGGCGTTCTGACCAGTCATGCGCCAGCGCGTTGTCTTCCGCCGTGTAATACGCGGCACATTTGGCGTTATCACCGTCAGTGAACAGATCCAGAACAAACGGGCCAAACAGGGTGTTAATTCCCCAGAAAATGTTGTCCGGCGTGCGCCACTGATCACCCACTTCCTTCAGTTCATGGGCTGGTTTGTTCCGCAGTTCCACCAGCTCCTGGCAATATTTATTACTCATTAAGCCCCCACGTAATTCCCTGACAGATACCACTCTTCACCCGATGCAGCGCGCTTGCTGCTTTTCCGTAAACACTGCTCACGACGCACCAGAAAATTGTTTCGTTCTGGCTGGGAGTGGCTTTCACGGAATGCCGCCATCCACACCGTTGCAGCACGACGGTATAGGCCCCTGGACTCCAGTTCTTCCGCCTGGCGGGTCAGGCACAAAATCACCCGGGGATCGTTAGTGCCGACATAGAAATTGCGCACAGGTCTGGTTTCACGAACTGGTTGTGGCTCCGGCTCCTGCGCTCTCTCAGTCAGGCGTGGGAAATGTCTGCGTGTATCTCCTTCACAACGGTGAGCCACACGCCCACTCTGACGTAACTTGCTTGCTGACTGCAGAACGCGCTGCCGTGAGTAACCTGCAAAAGCATCCGCAATGTCTCCGGAAGTACACCCCGGATGGGCTTCAATGAATTTCTGAACTTCATTCAAAAGACTCATGATCACCCCCTGAATCCTGCCGGGATCTGGCTGTAATCCACGTTGTCGTAACTGGCTTTGAAGTACGGGTCCTCGCGTCTGGCTGCAGATACCGCAGGAACTTCCCAGGATTCTTCGAAATGACGATCCGGACCAAAGAACGTGACAGCCTGTTTCACAAATTGTGTGCCGCTGTTACCCATCGCAGATACCCAGCACGAGTAGCGTTTCACACCTTCCAGCATGGTTTCGGGGTTTACCCCCTCATTCAAACGGGCTTTCCAGGCTTTGAAGGCTGCTGATTTTGAATTGCCACCAGCACGTTTGGGGTATGCCAGCCATGCCTGCTCAAACTCCGGAGAGTATTCCGGTCGGTTTGAACGAACTCGCACAGACTCATCAGCAGATGCACCAACAGCTATTGGTTCATTGACTGGTTCTTTGACTGGTTCAAAAGAGTGACTGGTTCTGGGTGAATCTCCTGCACTACCCCCTGGTGCAACTCCTGCACTACCTGGTGAATTTGCTGCACCAGATAGTGAATTATTTGCACTACCCCCTAGTGAATCTCCTGCACCATCAAGATGAAGAAGATAGATATTACTTGAGTTACCTTTTTCACCTTTCCGGGTGACTTTTTTTACCAGCCCGGACTCACAGAGGGCCGCAATATGATTCATCACAGAACGTTTGCTAATCTCGCACTGGTCAGCAATATGCTGGTAGCTGGGCCAGCACTCACCCTGATCGCTGGCATTATCAGCCAGCTTGATCAGAACCAGTTTTCGCAATGGATTACCCACTCGAATTTTCATCGCTTTAACCATCAGCTCCATACTCATGCTGCACCTCCGAGATGCTTCATGTTTTTTCCGGAGCGAAAGGCTATAAGCGGCATACTGACGCGGTAATTACGGCCCAGCGGTTCACAAATCACCTTCTGACATTCACGGTCAACCAGGCTAACACGTAGAACATGCCCTGCAGGCGTGGTGTACCACTGACCCGGACGAGGACAACGGAAAGTCTGATTGGTAAAACGTTTGAAAATATTCCGGATCATTTGCGCCCCCTTACCTCTGAAGGGTTCAGCGACAAATTTATGAGGCAGGCCAGCGCCGAAGCATCATTAATATAGTCATATAAGCTAACAGCCAGCGGAGATTCGGCTTTTGCCAACATAGGATAAAGCTGCTGCAGCCAGACCTGATGAATTGATGAAATGTAGGAACAGAGAACGCTGGCGTTATGTGCAACGTCGCTCGGTACAGCGGGCTTTGAAAGCTGTTTCTCCATCTGGTTAAAGGCATTGATGTATGCCTCTTTGAACTGGGCAGCACGTTTACCCGTGAAACCCATAGCAAGAAACGCAAAGCCGTCGCGGGTTATTTGATAGCAAGGTAGTTTGCGGCCTGATGCGTCGATGTACTCACTGAGCTGGAAATTCAGCTCAGTAAATTCGGCAGAGCATTCAAGAGACGCAATTTTTTGAATGACGTTTTTGTGTTGTTTGCCGAAATAACTAGCAACAGCCAGAGAAGAAGTAACAACTTTGTCTGCAATAATGCAAAGTTCAGGTTGAACTAAGGCAGGGATCGTAGCCATGATGGCAGCCTCCGTATGCAATGGATAACTTCCACCACCGGAAACGCCAATTTCGCTGGTGGTGAACTGAGCAGGGTTGGCGTAACCGGCGCATACGGAAACCGGCGCACCTTTCGGTGCCCCCACCCAGCCCACCATAATTTGGGTATAGCTGAGTTGTAGCAACAAAAAAGACGCTAACGCGCCAATTGTCGCCGTATGCAATTCCAGGACGCCAATCCCGGCACCCGCTTTATAAGGTGCCTGAACAGTGTAACGTCCCGGAATGGCAGAATCAATGTGCTGGTGGTCCTTCACACTCAACAAAATCACGCCTGAATTTCCACAAAGGACTAAAGCACTCATGCGGGTAGTCTTTGCGAAGATAGATAACGCGCTGTGTTTCTGGCTCCCAACGAATAACATGAACATAAAGTCCTCTTCCGTCACGAAACCAGCGGTTAAGTTCCTGCACAACTCGCCCCCCACAGTCAGGTAAAGTTCTCTGTGGTTACTTACAGCCAGGTGATTTGGTAATCTGCATTCATGCCGTAACAACAGGTGTGCAGCGACACTGACCACCAGCTGTTGCGACAAACGGTTATTTGCCGTTAAACTGTTCATGCGTTAGTTTCTCCACAGACACAAAACGCCACGACGCCCGGAGCTGCACACTCGCGGGCGTTACTCTTTTCCGGCGCACAAAAAACACGAAATAACAGTGTTAAATGCTCCTGCCACTTCGCCATTACTTGGTAGCTGTTCTCTTCGATTTGCTCACGCTCAGCTTGGTCAATAACTCCATCAGCAGTTGCCTTGCGTAAGTACTGGGAATGCTTGCCAATCCATTCTATTGACTCCATCAGCCGCTGATTAATGTCACCATTGTCAATATCATCAATGACCACCAGCGGCACAAACACCCCATTACTACGACGGGCTATTGCATCCGTTACATGCCTGGTACCACTGGCATCCTGTAAAACCATGGCCCACTCAAGTGGAAAAATTTGATCCCCACCGCTACGCAGTCTGTTATGCAATTGATCTTTTGCTGGGGTGATATCATCAGATTTATACAAACCAAGAATTTCTGCTGCTTCCTCATAGCCATGAGGTAAATCAGCAATCGTTCTTCGTATTGCTGCCACCAGCCATGCTGGTTGCTTATCAACTTTCCATTCAGGTTCTTTACCCACGTTTAAGCCCTCATATCTGTGGTTTCTGTAAATCGATTTATCCATTAGATTTTTCATAAAGCTCAGGTTTAAATGGCAACCGTCCGCAAGTTCTATATGCAGCCTCTGCTGCACGTCCTTTTGGAATTAACTGGCCAGGACGGTTTCGCCACTGATAAACGGCTTCAGTTGTTATGCCGAAAAAAGCAGCAACTTTCTCAATGCTGCCGAAGTAGCTTTCGATATCGTCAGTCGTCATATGCCCTCCAAACTAAGTTTTATTAGATGTTAATTATCAATCTATCTTAGGTCAATAAAAACTAAGATTACTTAGTAATTAAAGAAATGGTGCTCCTATGGAAACGGTTGGTCAGCGTATAAAAGCTCTGAGAAGAGTTACCAGAACGTCCCAGAAAGAATTGGGTAAATTTTGTGGAGTAAGTGACGTTGCTGTGGGGTACTGGGAGAAAGACATCAATGTCCCTGGTGGGGAAGCACTTTCAAAATTAGCGAAGTTCTTCAATACGTCAATAGATTACATTCTTTATGGTGCGGAGTTTGAAGGCAAACTCGTCACAAACATGCGCAGAGTTCCTGTAATCTCGTGGGTTCAGGCTGGGCAGTTTACTGAGTGCAGGACAGCAGAAGTGTTTAGTGAAGTAGACAAGTGGGTAGATACATCATTAAAGATTGGTGATAACTCATTTGCATTGGAGGTTAAAGGCGACTCCATGACTAACCCTAACGGCCTCCCAACAATACCAGAAGGCGCAACAGTGATTGTAGATCCTGATGCAGAACCCCGGCATGGAAAAATAGTCATCGCTAGACTTGATGGAACAAACGAAGCCACAGTAAAAAAATTAGTTATCGATGGCCCTCAAAAGTTTTTAGTGCCATTAAATCCCCGGTACCCCAACATCCCGATCAATGGTAATTGCCTCATCATTGGTGTAGTCAAAGGAGTTCAATACGAACTCTAGCCCCCCTTTTCTCTAACCAAAACACCGAACTAAGAAAAGTTTGGTGTTTTCTCTTGCCATCAAAACTAAGTTAAGTTAGATTTTATATCAAAGATAACGAACAGGCAGGACGCCCACGAAGTAGCCGCCGGTGGCGGGATGATTCGTTAGCAACAAAAAAGCGCCCTACAGGACGCTTTGCTCTTTAAAAATCAGTAACCCTCACTTTGGGCCTGGACCTGGTGGCCTGGGACGAGGAGGAATATGAAAAGGCTCTATTGGTCGACTCATTATCCAATCCTATTATGTCTCATTTCTTCGGTTTCGGTGGTTTCGGCTTCGGAGGTACATGTCCGTGAACTGGATTATGCTTGTTGGTCATCATTAATATCCGTTAGTTCATTCTCTAGAGGTAGATCTCCCGCACACCAAGCTATAAATTTTTCTTTGGTTGTTAAATCGTACTTAGTTGGAACACCAGCAAAAATACAGGCCCGAATGAAAGCCGCTCGTTCAAGTGATTTCCATGGATTACTATCAGTATCTTGGATTTTTAAATACCTAGCTTGCAACTGATCTTCAGGAAGGGTATCAGACTCAATCAGCAGTCTTTTGTAATGCCTCGCTTGCTCTTTAGACATTCCAGCCTCCTGGCCAAACTGATAGACCAACTGAAGAACCGAAAGTACGGCAACAAACAAACCGAAAATAAATAAATTACTGTACGGGGCGAAAACTGAAAAACCGAGAACGATTAACATCAACGTTATTAATTTATCAATGCGAGTTAACAACGTGTAATTCATCTTCTCCAATACATAAGAGTAGTGAACATAAAATTTATAATCGTCTCTGGTCATATTAGTCTCAGTTTTCCTTGGGTGGTTTTGGAGGAACTGGAGGCTTTTGTCTTAACGGCACATGCCTCTCCTCATACTTATCTACACATAGATCCATATAAATCCTTATCGTTGTTGGGGAGGGTTACATAATAACCAAATCCTTGTTGTTGGGGAATAACCAGGTCCACCTCGCCTGATGTGGCTAAAAGCAGGCACATAACAGCTAAGTATTTTCAACCAGAGAGAATCCTTAGCGTTGTGGTGAATGCGGCTCAGCGCACGCGGGTTAAGGTTGAGGCTGACAGTCGACCTTCTGTGGATACCCACCCGCCTGGTGTGCAACCTTCGCCAGGCACCGGGAGGCACCCGGCACCACAACTTTATGCTGTGTGTAGTCCTGGCGGTACCAGTTTGTACCCTTGCTTCCGGCTGGTACCGTCCTTTTTACAAAACAGAGAAGAGCATCACCGGACGACGGGCTCATAACCCAATCCATCCGGGCGGCTGCCACCGCAGGTGTTCTTCTCTGTTTTGTGGAGAAACTAATCGGCCTTGCAGGGTCGATATGATGAGGAGCAGCAAAATGGCTAGCGAACGCAGTACTGATGTGCAGGCATTTATCGGGGAGCTGGACGGCGGCGTATTTGAAACCAAAATCGGCGCAGTTCTCAGTGAAGTCGCTTCCGGTGTGATGAACACGAAAACCAAAGGTAAGGTCTCACTCAACCTGGAAATCGAACCATTTGATGAGAACCGTGTGAAAATCAAACACAAACTCTCATATGTTCGCCCGACTAACCGTGGGAAAATTTCCGAAGAAGACACCACCGAAACGCCGATGTATGTCAATCGCGGTGGTCGCCTGACTATTCTGCAGGAAGACCAGGGACAATTACTGACTCTTGCCGGTGAGCCTGACGGAAAACTCCGCGCAGCAGGTCATTAATATCGTTCTTAATTAACTGATTATTTATCTCATCACTGAATATCTTAATATAGTGAGGACTTATTATGTCTCAGAACTTAGACGCAACCGCAATTAATCAAATCCATGCCCTTATTTCTGCTCAGGGTGTTAATGACATTATCAGTAAGATTGGTGCCGATGCTGTGGCATTGCCTGAGAATTTCCGCATTCATGATCTGGAAAAATTTAATTTAAATCGCTTCCGTTTCCGTGGTGCACTTTCCACTGCCAGCATCGATGACTTTACCCGTTATTCTAAAGATCTTGCAGATGAAGGCACCCGCTGCTTTATCGATGCCGATAATATGCGAGCCGTCAGTGTGCTTAACCTGGGTACTATTGATGAACCAGGTCACGCAGATAACACCGCCACTCTCAAACTGAAAAAGACAGCACCGTTCTCTGCTCTGTTGTCTGTTAATGGCGAGCGTAACTCCCAGAAGTCACTGGCAGAATGGATTGAAGACTGGGCCGACTACCTTGTGGGCTTTGATGCTAATGGTGACGCCATTCAGGCAACCAAAGCGGCTGCGGCGATCCGTAAAATCACAATTGAAGCGAACCAGACCGCTGATTTTGAAGACAATGACTTCAGCGGCAAACGCTCCCTGATGGAGTCTGTCGAAGCGAAGACCAAAGACATTATGCCAGTGGCATTTGAATTTAAATGCGTTCCGTTTGAAGGTCTGAAAGAACGTCCGTTTAAATTACGCCTCAGAATTATCACTGGCGATCGTCCTGTACTGGTTCTGCGCATTATTCAGCTGGAGGCGGTGCAGGAAGAAATGGCTAACGAATTTCGTGATCTGCTTGTTGAGAAATTCAAGGACAGCAAAGTAGAAACCTTTATTGGTACTTTCACCGCCTGATTTCATTACTGCAAATGCCCCTGCGGGGGCATTTATGGAAACGTAATTTACTCAATAATCGCCGGATGGTGAGGGATTCTTTTTACCAGAATTCAGCGCGGTGCAGCGCATATACGTGGAGAACAAAATGTCATTTATCAAAACTTTTTCTGGGAAGCATTTTTATTATGACAGGATAAATAAAGACGACATCGATATTAACGATATCGCGGTTTCCCTTTCAAATATCTGTCGCTTTGCCGGTCATCTTTCGCACTTCTACAGCGTCGCCCAACATGCGGTTCTTTGCAGCCAGCTGGTGCCGCAGGAATTTGCTTTTGAAGCGTTAATGCATGATGCAACAGAAGCGTATTGCCAGGACATTCCCGCACCACTGAAACGCCTTCTTCCTGACTATAAACGGATGGAAGAAAAAATAGACGCCGTAATCCGTGAGAAATACGGGTTACCACCGGTTATGAGTACGCCCGTGAAATATGCCGATCTCATCATGCTGGCAACCGAACGCCGCGATCTCGGGCTTGATGATGGCTCTTTCTGGCCTGTACTGGAAGGTATCCCGGCAACAGAGATGTTCAACGTGATTCCACTGGCACCAGGCCATGCCTACGGGATGTTTATGGAACGCTTTAACGAATTATCGGAGTTACGCAAATGCGCATGAATGTTTTCGAAATGGAAGGATTTCTTCGCGGGAAATGTGTACCGCGAGATCTGAAAGTGAATGAAACGGATGCTGAATACCTGGTGCGTAAATTTGATGCGCTTGAAGCTAAATGTGCAGCACTGGAAAACAAAGTAATACCAGTGTCAGCTGAACTGCCGCCAGCGAATGAAAGTGTTCTGTTATTTGATGCTAATGGAGAAGGCTGGCTGATTGGCTGGCGTTCTCTCTGGTATACATGGGGGCAAAAAGAAACCGGAGAATGGCAGTGGACATTTCAGGTCGGGGACCTTGAAAACGTCAACATCACTCACTGGGCAGTAATGCCAAAAGCACCGGAGGCTGGAGCATAATGACCACATTTACCGATAAAGAACTGATTAAAGAAATCAAAGAACGAATCAGCAGCATGGACGTGCGAGACAATGTTGAGCGCCGTGCTTATGAAATTGCTCTGGCATCGCTGGAAGAGGATCCGGTGGCATGGCTGCATTCAGACAATGGCTTAGGTATTCCGGCAATAACCAGGAGTAAAAACATTGCTGACAGTTGGTTATCAAAGGGCTGGTATGTTCAGCCGCTATATATAGCTAAGCCAGTGCCGGTGGTGCCAGATGCTCGTCCGTCTTTAAATAATGGCATAGTCGGTTTTGATGAAGGCTGGAACGCCTGCCGCGCTGCCATGCTCTATGGTGCCGTACCTGCAAGCCAGGCTTACAAGTTGCCACAAACGCAGTTTAAACAGGTTGCTGACCTCTACGAAATGCAATTTGATGACGGTCGCACTTGTGCCTTTCACACTGATGCGCAAAAGGCTGTGCAATGGCTTCAGGCGTGCGACGGAAACAGGGTTCAGGAATACGTTAAGCTGGAACGATTGCAGAACGCACTGTCTGGCAACTCTCCGGTAACTCCGGATGGTTGGGTTATGGTGCCGAAGAGACTAACAGCCGAGAACGGCGCTAAGGGGGCGCTATCCGGTGAATTTTCAGAAACTACGTTTATAAGCTGCCTGGAATGCTTTGGCGATGATGATTGCGATACCTGTGACGGGAGCGGACGTATTGAAATTAAAGTGCCAGTCACGTGGTCGACCATAAAATCTATCTGGGATAAAGGTATCGAGTATTTTGCAGCAAAACCATCACAAGAGGTGAAGTGATGAACAACTTAATGATCGACCTTGAGACGATGGGGAAAAATAAGGATGCACCGATCGTTTCCATTGGCGCGGTGTTCTTCACTCCAGAAACCGGAGACATCGGACAAGAATTCTATACGGTTGTTAGCCTGGAAAGTGCTATGGGGCAAGGAGCTACACCTGACGGCGATACCATCCTGTGGTGGTTGAAACAAAGCCCTGAAGCACGAGCTGCAATCTGTATTGATGATACTTTGTCGATCAGCGATGCTCTCTCAGAACTAAATCATTTCATTAACCGGCACGCAGACAATACGAAATATTTAAAAGTCTGGGGTAACGGAGCCACCTTCGACAACGTAATTTTACGTGGAGCTTATGAGCGAGCAGGACAAATCTGCCCGTGGGCATACTGGAATGACCACGATGTACGCACGATCGTTACGCTTGGGCGTTCCATCGGATTCGACCCCAAAATGGACATGCCTTTCGATGGCGAACGGCACAACGCCCTGGCTGATGCCCGTCATCAGGCAAAATATGTTTCCGCTATCTGGCAGAAATTAATTCCTGCCACCAGCACAGAATTATGATTTTCCCGGGTGCAGCCGGTTTTGATGGAGAAAATTATGAACACCTTGTTTTTACTGATGGCTGAATTCAATACCCCTAACATTGAACTCTCAGCAGTTAGCCAAAAGTACTTTGGCATGAGTCCAGCCACGGCAGAAGCAAAAGCAAACGCTTGTAAGTTGCCCGTTCCAACATATCGCATCGGCACATCACAAAAAGCAAAACGTTGCATCAATATTCAGGATCTTGCGGAATACATAGACAAAAGACGAGAAGAAGGACGTATCGAGTGGGAACAGGTCAGAACAAGCAAACAGAAGGGCAAAGAACATCACTAAATAAAAAACCCGCCTAAAGGCGGGTTTTCAAAAAGCACCAGCTATGATCATGCTGCTTTGCGACGACGAAGCTTACCCTGCTGCTCTTTACCAGAGACAGTAGCGTGAGTGAACGCATTATGAGCAGCCTTCATCAGAACTTCAACAGCAGCACCCATACCTGCGAATGCTTTCATTGTGTCGAACTTAACCTGTGGCTTGGTTGCTTTTTGATCTTCCATAGAAAACTCCTGAAGTTATACCGAAACAATTCCTGTTGTTTACTCATCATCAATAGATGATACGCAATATTTATTTTTAAATTTAAGGTTCTTTGGCGTAACTTCATCAGAGATATCAAAACCGTCCAGAATTCTATTGAATGTAGCTTCTGGCATATCATCATGAACAGAAATCTCACCCGATCGCTGCTTTCTAACCATGTTATCCACTCGCCAAATTATAGCTTCAGCGTAAACAACATAACTTGGATGCTTGATAAAGCGATGATCACCAGAATTCAAGATGCAAGACGGATCGTGGGGGACACCATCCTTGATACTAGAAATATTAACAACTAAAACACAATAACAATCGTTAACGGGGTAATAAACAGGATCATTACAAATCACATGAAGATGATTGCATGGCCCAGTTGGGGCAAGCACAGTTCCTTTCCTGTATGGCTGATAATCCGTCATGATAATTGCAAAGAAAATTCCTTAAGTTTCTGAGATTCTTCCATTTTGCCAATTATGCGATTAGCCTCATCCTCGCTTTTACCCTCACTGATCAGCATTTCTTTCAGGTCTATAGGCTTACGAGAATTGCCAGGATCGTGCCACTCTGGACAAACGCTTTCTAAATGCGTCATATTTGCGAGATCAAATCGGTTCATATGCCCATACCGAGAATAGATTTCATCTAAAATCCGGATATCTGCACGACTCAATTCATCAAAGACCTCGTCTGCATCCATTTCCCTCGGATCTGAACGCAACGATACATTATGCCCGTTCGTCTCTATCAAGTTGTACCAGTAGTCACCAATGCCTTCAGCCTTACCGCGAATCAAGTTCAGCGTATTCGACATGACTGGTCCAAATTTCATAGAGTAAAGGCTATCTTCGCCGATCATCCTGCCATGCTTCAAAATCGACTGGCGGTTAGACAGATAGAGCAACTTCATCAATTTCAGATATGCCATGCGCCCACCTCGCTTAAGAAGTAGGTATGCAGCCATTTGAGCTACTTTTTCTTCGCAAAACATATAAGAAACCTCAAAGATAGTGAACTTTATAATTATTCTCGATACTTCATGGGTTGCTTCATCACCAACACGAGCTTCTTATGGTGTGCCCACTTGGGCCTAAGCAACCAGTTACCTCGTTTGTCAAGTTTATAGCTGGCTTTAACCATGGTCAATTGAAGTGATGAGCAAATGATGCTTTCTAAGAATAACAGGTTCCCAATAGGCTCCCACAAAGTGTATAACTAGTTGTTTTTCAAAAACGGTACATCCTATCGAGCATTGGTGCAACGCTAAACCGACCACTCCAGTGAACGTCAGTTTTTTCAGGCATTGCGCTGGTTTGGTTGATTTTTTGCATTTCAGAATTACCGTGCATTTTCAAATGTAGAGATTATTTTATCGATATATCATGGGGTTATGTTATTCAGCATCACTATTCAGGAGGCTCAATAGCGGGGTACTATACCATAACAACAGGAAGCGCCTGTCTCATTGCAAAAGAAAATTGAGATCCTCTCAAGGCATGAAGCTCTCACGAAGTGATGGAAATAATCTTATTAGCCGTTAACTTTGTTAAGGCCAATGATAAACAATCCAGGTTCGACGATAAATAAAAAATCACACATTAAACTCTGGTGATATATCTCCCTGCTAATAGCATTGATAGAGAAAAAAGGGTAATGACTCCAACTTATTGATAGTGTTTTATGTTCAGATA